ACTGCTGGTTGATGACCCCCACAACGAGCAAGATATTATTAACGGGAACTTAGATGTTTTCGATAAAGCCTATGAGTGGTTTACGTTCGGGGCACGTACACGACTGATGCCCGGAGGGCGTATTGCGATAGTACAAACGCGGTGGCATCTGGATGACCTGACGGGCCGCATGACCCGAGATATGTCGCAAAACGAATTGGCCGATAAGTATGAGGTGGTAGAATTCCCGGCGATACTAGAAACCGAAGACCCGCTAGACACAACTAATATAATAGAGAAGCCGCTGTGGCCTGAGTTCTTTGACCTTGACGCACTCTACCGCACTAAGGCTTCTATGCCGGTGTTCCAGTGGAATGCCCAGTTTCAGCAGAAACCGACTGCGGAAGAAGCGGCACTTGTTAAGCGTGAGTGGTGGAAAGAATGGCCTCACGAAGACCCGCCGAAGTGTGACTATATAATAATGACGCTCGACGCGGCGGCAGAGAAGAACAACAGGGCGGACTACACGGCACTAACTACGTGGGGTGTGTTCTTCCATGAAGAGGATAACTGCTACGGTATCATCCTGCTCAACTCTATTAAGAAGCGGCTTGAGTTTCCTGAACTGAAAGAGCTGGCGTGGGCAGAGTATGAAGAGTGGCAACCTGATGCGTTCATAGTGGAGAAGAAGAGTAGTGGTACGCCGCTGTACCAAGAGATGCGTAGGTCTGGGCTTATGGTGCAAGAGTACACGCCCCACCGGGGTTCCGGAGATAAGACAGCGCGTTTAAATTCGGTTGCTGATATAGTACGCTCTGGACTCGTGTGGGTTCCACAGACACGTTGGGCGGAAGAGCTAGTAGAAGAAGTAGCGGGCTTCCCGTTCATGTCTAATGATGACTTGGTGGATACCACTATAATGGCATTGATGCGGTTTCGCCAAGGTGGGTTTATAACCCTACCGACTGACGAAGTTGAGAGCGAGCCTTTGTACAGGCACCGTGGCGGATATTACTAAAGGAAATAACAATGGCTATTGAGAAAGGTTTGTACGAGATGCCCGAAGGCATCGAAGACATGGGAGAAGGCGAGGCCATAGTAGCAATAGATGGCATGTCTGACGAGGGTGTCGAAGTAGTATTAGAAGACGGTAGTGTAGAGATTACTTTTGGTGAAGAAAACGAAGACATTGATGATGCACCGTTTGATGCAAACTTAGCTGACTACTTAGAAGACGGCCAACTGCAAGAAGTATCAAGTGAGCTGTGTGAGGCCGTGGAAGGTGACATGGCGGCGCGTCGTGACTGGGCGGAGACTTACGTTGCGGGTCTTGACGTATTGGGTATGAAATACGAAGAGCGTACTGAGCCTTGGGAAAACGCCTGTGGCGTGTACTCTAACATCCTAGCGGAATCTGCTATCCGGTTCCAAGCCGAGGCCATGAGCGAGACTTTCCCCGCTACTGGTCCTGTAAAGACTAAGATTCTTGGGGAAGTAACCCAAGAGAAAGAAGACGCTGCCTTACGTGTTAAGACAGATATGAACTACGAACTGACTGAAGTCATGGTGGAGTACCGTCCCGAGCATGAAAGGATGCTGTATTCACTCGGTTTATCTGGCTCAGCGTTCAAAAAAGTGTATTTTGACCCCGGTTTAGGCCGTCAAGTAGCCTTATATATCCCTGCTGAAGACGTGATTGTGCCCTACGGTGCCTCTAATATTGAGTCCGCAGAGCGCGTTACGCACGTTATGCGCAAGACAAAGAACGAAATGATTAAGCTACAGGCGGCTGGGTTCTATCGAGACGTGGAACTTGGCGATCCTATGTCGTTTTTCTCAGACGTTGAAGAAGTTAAGGCTGAGCAATCCGGGGTATCTCTCACTTCTGATGACCGTTACACCCTGTTTGAAGTACACGCTGACCTGAATATTGACGGTGTGGACGGGGCGGATAATGAAGAGTCACTACAGGTCGCAAAGCCTTATGTGGTAACGATTGAGAAGGGTACGGGTGAGATACTAGCTATCCGCCGTAACTGGAACCCTGACGATTCTTTGACACTCAAGCGTCAACATTTTGTCCATTATGCTTATGTTCCCGGATTTGGCTTTTATGGCCTCGGACTCATTCATATTATCGGTGGCTACGCTCGCGCTGGTACTAGCATCATCCGCCAATTAGTTGATGCAGGTACTTTGTCGAATCTACCGGGGGGCTTAAAGTCCCGTGGGCTGCGGGTTAAGGGCGACGACACACCGATTGGTCCCGGAGAGTTTCGAGATGTGGATGTGCCTAGCGGTAGCATAAAAGATAATTTAATGACCCTCCCTTACAAGGAGCCTAGCCAAACCCTCTTTGCTTTACTTAAGCAGATTACTGAGGAAGGGCGACGTTTGGGGGCAATCTCCGACATGAACATCTCCGACATGAGTGCTAACGCTCCTGTTGGAACTACTCTTGCGCTATTAGAGCGTACTCTCAAGCCTATGGCTGCGGTGCAATCCCGTGTCCATTTCTCGATGAAGCAGGAGTTTAAACTCCTTAGAAAGATCATCGCTGAGTACGCCCCAGAAGAGTATATGTATGTGCCTGACCGTGGTGAATCTCGTGCGCGACGCGCCGATTACGCCATGGTGGAAGTAATTCCTGTCAGCGACCCCAATAGCAGCACGATGGCACAACGAGTTGTGCAGTACCAAACCGTGTTGCAGATGTCACAGGCCACCCCACAAATATACGACTTACCCCAGCTTCATCGTCAGATGATTGAAGTATTAGGGGTTAAGAACGCCGACAAGCTTGTACCGATCAGCGACGACATGAAGCCTTCCGATCCGGTTAGCGAGAATATGGCAGCACTTATTGGTAAACCGATGAAAGCGTTTATATTCCAAGATCACGACGCCCACATCGCTACCCACCAAGCCTTTATGCAAGACCCGCAGATTATGGCGTTTATTGGGCAAAGCCCTGCGGCACAGCAAGTGATGTCCGCGCTTCAAGCGCACATAGCGGAGCACATAGGCTTCAGCTACAGACAACAGATGGCTGCGAAACTTGGGGTAGAGCTACCGCCTCCTGATGAAGAAATGCCAGAAGAAATGGAGAAGCTTCTTTCTCAAACTATGGCACAAGCAGGGCAACAACTTACGCAGCAGAAACAACAAGCGGCTGCACAACAAGCGGCACAGCAAAAAGCGCAAGACCCTGTGGTCCAGATGCAACAGCAAGAATTACAGCTTAAGCAGGCTGAACAACAGCGTAAAGCGCAGAAAGATCAAGCAGATACGCAACTTGACGCGGCTAGACTACAACTTGATGCACAGAAGGCTAAAACCACCGCTGCTATTGAGGCAAGCCGTATAGCCTCACAGAACGAGCAGGCCCAAGCTAGGAACGATTTGGACGAAGCAAAAGCCATTTTGGACTTGGCAAAAGTCAATAAAGGGGGTGGGGTGAATAATGAAAGGAGTTAGTCATTACAAAAAAGACGGAACTTTGTTTAAAGGTAGCTCACACAAGATGCCTGATGGCTCTTTGCACAGTGGGAAAACGCATACTAAAGGTAGTGTGAAGTTATTCCACTTAAAAGACTTGTCAGCTACGGCAAAAAAGAAAGCTAAGTAAATGGAGCAAACAATGGAAGACATGCTTCTTGCGGATGGGTTTGAGAAGGCATTTATTGGCGTTGGAGAGCGTTGTGGGCAGCCTGACTTGGCGGTCTACGATAGAGGTAAGTGCTTAGAGATACTACAGGCAGACCAAAACATGAGCTACGAAGAAGCTGAAGAGTTCTTTGAGTTTAACGTATTGGGTGCGTGGGTCGGAGAACAAACTCCCATGTTTTTAGACCGTGAAGGAGTAACTACGTAATGGCTACAACCGTCTTTGACGTGCTGAATTTAAAACTTACAGAGCTTAAAGGCTCTAGCGAAGAATTCTTAACCTCGGGTGGTCCTAAAGACTTTGCCGAGTATAAGGAGGTGTGCGGTGTGATTCGAGGTCTAAACGCTGCATTAAGAGAAGTAGGCGACCTTTCGCGTAACTATATGGAAGATGACGATGACTGAAACAGTAACAGTAAGTGGAGTTAGCGCAGAAGCGTCAACAGCTCCAGCTATGACTGCGTTAGAAGAAAGACGTAACGAACGAATAGCTAAAGAGGAAGTTCAGGATGAAATAGCGGAAGCTCAGATTCCACGACCTGTAGGCTATCGAGTGTTAGTTGCATTACCCAACGTAGAGGAAACTTTTGAGGGCAGCGGCCTTCTTAAAGCACAAACTACACGTCGAGAGGAGCAAGTGCTCTCTAATGTAGGAACCGTACTTGATATGGGTGACCAAGCGTATGCAGACAAAGAGCGTTTCCCTACTGGTCCTTGGTGTGAAGTGGGTGACTACGTAATGTTTAGGGCAAACACTGGCACTAGAATTAAATTGGGTAGGCAAGAATATCGCCTAATGAATGACGATTCCATCGAAGCTGTCGTCGCTGATCCGCGTGCTATCACGCGTGCTTAAGGAG